GTTTTAACAGAGCAGGGTACTCTTGTAGTCGTTCCTCAATATGAATGTTGTTCTGGTGATGAAGCTAATGTATGCAACAATCTGGTTTTAGAGTGTTGCGGAAATGAGACCTGGAATCCTTACAATATTGGGGGCGCGATTTCCACTTATAAGTTTTTAAGCAAAGCAGTATCTGATATTTTTGGATTTTGTGTTCAGTATTATAAAACCGAAGCTGATCAAAGAAGCAAAGACGTTGTTCTAAAAGAATACACACTTTTTAATGTGATTGAATCTTCAGAGGTAAAAATCATGGTCCCGGACAATGAATTACCGACAAGAGAGATTGCATTTAATCCTTTGATGATGGATTATGCAATGGACGTTTTTGAGATTCATGTAGTAAAGAGCGAATTCGAACAAATATTCGGAAGAGGAAAGAAACCGGAACAGGGAGATTATCTTTATTTTCCTATCATGCAGAAACTTTATGAAGTTAACAGCGTAGCAAGACCTGATGACTTTATGTATGATTCTAGTTACTGGAGAGTAGGTTTAGTTACATATCAGCAAAGAGGTAATTTTGCATTCAGTGATCAAAACATAGAAGACGAAGTAGATGCTCTTATTTCTAACATGGATGACTTCGAACCAGATGTTATTAAAGAAGAAAAGATCATAACCAAGCCGCAAGAATACAAAACCGTAGGAACTGAAGGAAACGATTATATAAGAAGAATTCTTCTGAAAAAATTAATCATCAAAGAAGAGAAGATTTATAATAACTGGACTGTAGTAGGAAAATATTACTATAGACTTTCTTCGCTTGGTGCAGCTGAAAGAGGAATTGTTTATAGATACAATTCGGGAATTGCCGAAACAGATAGTAGAAGTTTCACATATTGGTTCAAACCTGGATTTACCAAACCTATCTATTCGAATGTAAGTATCACCTCAATATCTAACAACGGCGGATTAGCAGAAATAATAGTTTCCGCTACCGGATATGCAGTAGGAGATTATGTAGTTGTTGAAGGCACATCCGATTATAATGGTTTAGCAGAGATAGTTGAAGTTTCTGCTTCATCATACACTATCGATAAAGATTATGTGAGCTCTACCATTACACCAACTGCTAGATTACATAAAGAAGAAAAATGTAATTTTCTTAATTATGAGTTAAATTCTTCAGTGTTGTTCGGAGTAAGCTATACCCAGAATTATTATGTAGTAGAGATAAACGGTATGAAATATGTCTTTAATTTGACGACTAATTCAGTTTCTCTTTCAAATAACCAATGGTACGCAGTAGTAATAAATTTCTCAAATGTTTTCCAGCAGCTTTCGCTATTCTTATGGAAATCACAAACTCTTTTAGGTTCTAGTGATCCTACTAGAAACGTAGAACTTGAAAACATTTATACGTCTACATATCAGACTTCATCAAAAGTTACCGTAGCTTCTAATGGCGAATGGGGAGTTTATGGTTGCAATATGCAATTTACGAATTTCAGAATATTTACTCAACCTATTGAAGTAGAAGAACAGTCTCTTGTACTTTCCCAATATGTTGTTAAGAATACAGATCTTGCGGAGCTGGTAGACAATGCTACTCCTCAACTCAGATTAAGCAGAGTTTCTAACCCTAGATAAATAATTATATGTCAAAAAGAAAAGAAGAACTTAGATCCCAAATCGATCATCTAATTCACGACGATCTACCGCTCGAAGTTCCTGGTTACGATGAAGAAAATATTGATGATGTAGCCAAGAGAACTACCGATTATGTAGATTATACTGAAACAAAGGCAAGGACTCTTACCAAAGCAAAAAAGCTCATGGACGGTCTTTTGAAATTGTATCTTTCAGAAGAAATTATTGAGGATCATGAATACATCAAAGCCAAACTTGAACTCGATAAAATGGCTTTAAGCTCCCTGATCTTTCAAATGGAGGCTGCTGAAAGAGCAATTGTTACAATGCTTCGAAACATAGATGATGGTGAAATGCATCCTCGTATGTTTGAAGTTTTAGGCGGAATGCAGAAGACTCTTCTAGATATTATCAAAAGCCAAACTATGTACATGATGGCCGCTGAAGAAAATATTAAAAAGATAGGAAGAGATATTGATGTTTATCACTCAAGCCCTCAGAAAGCAATAGGTCCTAAAAATACAAACTCTGATGGTGGAATGTCAGTTAGAGGAACTAAAGATTTGATGAAGAGTATTCAGCAAAGTAAGGAAGATGAAGAACTAGATTTTCAACCACCTGAAATTGAAGATGTAACACTAGAAGACGAAGATTAATTATGCCGGCTCAGTATAAAGATAGTGAAGTACAGTTAGTAGTCCCAAAGGGTGATCTTGAAGAAAGAATATTCTGGAGCACCGAAAAGGTTAGTCAGTTTATGCTTGCTCTTGATGAAGGATATAAGCCTAAGGGCGGAAGTCCTTTTTATGAAGGAAATCCAGACTTAAGAAAAGGAAATATTCTTTTTGATTATACAGCTCACGAAATCGAAGAAATTAAAAAGTGCGCATCTGATATATGTTATTTCGCAGATAACTATTGTACTGTAATGACTGATGAAGGTCTTAGAACGATTGTTCTCAGAGATTATCAGCATGAAATGTTGAATCACTTTCAGAATAATCGATTTTCAATATGTCTTGCAAGTCGTCAGATAGGAAAGACAATATGCTCTTCTATCTACATTGCGTGGTATGTCTTATTTAACTATGACAAAAATGCTTTGATTCTTTCTAACAAAGGCGCAACTACTAGAGAAATTATTGATAAAGCAAAAGTAATTCTTGACAATTTACCCTTCTTTTTGAAGCCTGGTGTTATAAAGAATGATGTCTTTAATATGAAGTTCGATAATGGTTGTCGTATTATTGGTCAGAGTACAACTAAAAAGGCAGCAATCGGTTTTACTATTCACCTGTTGTTCATGGACGAGTTTGCACACATCCATTCAAGTTTCTTGGATACATTCTACGAAAACGTATATCCTACAATCTCATCTTCAAAGATATCTCGAGTAATTATAACAAGTACTCCGAATGGATTTAATAAGTTCTACGATCTATACACGACTTCAATTAACGGTAAAAATGAATATGCTGCATACCGAGTAGACTGGTGGCAAGTTCCCGGAAGAGACGAAGCTTGGATGAAACGAGAAGTTGCAAACCTTGGATCCGAAGAAGCTTTCAATAGACAATACGGTAATCAGTTTATCGCCAGTTCTAATTTACTCTTAGGACCTTCTACTATTAAACGTTTACAATCTGAAGAAAGGGCGTTTATTCATCATGAATTTTATGAGTTAGATGATATTGATACTAATTATAGTAGTCTTGTCTGGCACCCCGAATTCGACATTGATAGAACAAGAGAAGACGGAGAATATTGGGTTCTTTCTGTAGATATAGCAGAAGGAAACGGCGGAGACTATTCAGTAATTAATATCTTCAGTATTGATGTTATTCCAACCGAAGACTTTAAGAATATCAAAAATCCTGGTTCTTTTATCGACTTTTTTGGATTGAAGCAGATAGGAGTTTTTAGAAGTAATGAGCACACAATAGAAGAATTCAGTAAAATTCTATATGTCTTAGGATTCAATATTTTTAATCCGGAAAACGTTAAAATGGTTATTGAGTGGAATATGTTTGGATCTGAATTGATTAGAAGAATGGAAACTATTTTTCCTGCTAAAAATGATTTCGATGAAGAAATGATTGTTAAATTTAAACATAGAGCAGATGCAAAACAGCTTAAATTTGGATTAAAACTAAAAAGAGATAACAAGTCAATTTTTTGTCAAAATTTTAAAAAATATGTGTCTCAAAATAAAATTACAGTAGAGCACAAACACACAATTACCGAGTGTATTAGTTTCGGTAAAACACCATCCGGGAGCTATGAAGGAATGTTAGGAAATGACGATTTAGTAATGTCATGTGTAAACGTTTCTGAATTTTTTCATACCGTTGACTTTTCTGATTTTGTAGAAGAAAAATATGACCTTGTAGATAAAAGTATTCAAAATACAATTGATGAATTATTGGCAAGAGATAAAGATGACGGTAATCTTTTTTATGATATTTACGATCTAGTTTGATATATAAATAGAAGAATACAAAAAGCTATTCCGCGAAGATATATAAAAAAAATCTAACTAAAAATGGCATTAAGTCCTCAAATTGCTGCATTCAAATCTTCAGGTGTATATAGACTGGAGTTTGACAAAAGTCAAACCGTAGCTATTCCAGCTGAACAATTAAGACTTATCGTAGGATTTTCTAGAAAAGGTCCTTTTAATACTCCAGTGTTTTGTCCAGATTCAGGTTTCTTTAGAAGTGTTTTCGGAGACATCAGCAGAGCTGATGAGAGAAAACAAAGTTACTTCCACAGAAGCTGTTTAACTGCTTTGGAGAGAGGCCCAATTCTAGCTCTTAACCTATTGAGATTAAATAACGCTACTGATGGTACCGGAGATTACGATGAGGCATATATGTTCTCTAGTAGTTCAACAACAGCTAACGAAGGTTACACCACAGATGCACTCTACTCAGGTTACTACAATCAAGATAAGTTCTGGTATCCAGAAGAAGCAGCTACTTTAACAAACATTGGAGCGACAGACTCGGCTCCTTTCAACAAATTATTCAACTTCGTAAATCTTGGTCAGTCTAAGCTAACAGTTCTTGTTAGAAAAGCTGCTCCAGATAACGTAAGAGGTTTCAACGTTACAGTTCAAGACTGGTATGGATCTGCAAACATTCCTAGCTATCTAAATCCTGAAAGTTACATTTCAGATTTTATGGTAGATGTGATTGTAATAGGCGGAGATTTTGGAGCTGATGCAACTGCAACATATCCTTACGAAAGATTCTCTTCAGATCCTTCTTTTGCTCAATATTTTGACAAACAACAAGGTCTTATCAGAAAACTTTCAGCAAGTGATGTAACTGATACTTCAGTTGCACAATTCTTGAATCTACCACAAGTTCAATTTCTTTCAACTTACACAGGATGTTTGATCCCAGAATTTACAGATCTTCAAGGAAATAACTTGTACATCGAAACTCTAATCAATGCAGACACTGCAGCAACTGGTTTATTCTGTGCAATAAACACCGCAATGTTTGATCTTGATTTAGTAATTGACGGTGTAAATGGTGGAATTGACTTGGTAGGTCATGAACTTGAAAGACTAAAACCTGAGACAGTAGACTTCCTTTCTTACAAAGGAACTATTGTATCAGATCTTAGCTATGCTGGAAATGTAAGTACAGTTAATACGGTTGCTCTGACTGGTTGCACTATCTCAACTGACAGTGATGGAGATATTTCATTCACAGTACAAAAAGCAACTAACCTTGCTCTTTGGACAGCAATCTCTGGTATGACTGCTAATGTTGATGTTAGTGATAGAACAGTAGGTACTTACATCTTAACTTCATCAGGAAACTACGCAGTACCTGTTATCTTCAAAACTTCAACTTCTACTACAGCTACATTTACAGTTTCAGCTACAGTAACCGGCGGATCTGATTTAACTACTTCTTCATTCCCTACTTCTAGTGGAACTTTGAAATACATTAATCCAGCAGATATGGATTTTGTAACTCAAGAAGATGGAGACACTGGTACTATTGTAGCAGGACCGGCATCTGATCTTTATGAAGCAGCACAAGACGGAACTATTACAGATGGTGATAAAGCAGAATTTGGAGCAACTTATGCAACTTCTGCAGTTCTTTATCTGGACTTCAATGCAGAGAACAAGAACTACATCTACTATGATGAGAGTTCTACTACATATGAAATTGCAATTTCAAACGAAGACTATCCTCTACCGGTATTCACAGTGAATGCTTATGAAAATGCAAACTTCACTTCTCCAGTTACTTCTGATTCTGATTTCGGAATCAACCAAGCAGGTAAGTTTTTCTTTGATACAGATGAAAGTGCTTATGCTAATGGTACTTTCGGAGTTCAAACTTTCTCAGGTTCTCTTAACAGAACTATGGATGTATTGGAAGATTCTACTACAGCAGGAAGCACATTAAAAGCTAACCAGGTTATTGTAAGTTCTACTTATTCTGCAGATGTTCTTGTAGGAAATTATCTGGTTCAAAATGTAGGAAACACTGTTTCTGGAATTTCTTCTAGATTAACTAGAATTACTGAGGTAGTTGGAATTAGTAACTATACTCCAGGTGTTAATGCATTGAAAATTACATGTACTGGTGAAATCTTCATTAATACAATAGGTGGTCAAGATACAGTTGAACTTTACTACCCAGTTACTGAATGGTTTGATTACTACGAACTTTTCACTCTAGATGGTTCTTATTTAGGATCTTACAACATGCCTGATGGTACTAATGACCAACAGAACAATATCCTAAATGACACTTTATCTGGAACTAATCTATTCTATGCTCTAATCGACAAAGACAATATTTCTTACAGATATATTGTAGATACTTTTGGAAATGGAATTGAAGCCGGAGACAAAGCATTATTATTTACTCTTGCAAAAGAAAGACAAAATGCATTCTTAATTGCAAATGCTCCTTCAGTAGCAAACTTTAAGAAGAGCACTGATCCTTCATTCTTGAATATATTAGGACAGTTTGATACTTACTACGTTTCAACCGGAGGAAATCTTTCTAATAACCCAACAGTTAGATATTCACTACCTAGTATAACACAAGGTTCTAGCTATGGAGCTTTCTACTTCCCATTCCTAGTGGTTAGAGAAAATGGAAGCAACATTACAGTTCCACCAGCTGCTTATGTTTCTAATAACTATATCGACAAATATACTGCAGCCCTTCCTTGGTCAATTGTGGCAGGAACTAGAAGAGGTGTACTTGGAGGTAGAGGTTTAGTTGGAGTTGAATACAACTTAAGCAAAACTGATAGAGATAATGTAGAACCATTCGGATTGAATCCAATTGTATTCCAGCCAGGAAGCGGATTGGTAATCTTTGGTAACAAAACTGCACAACAAAATGTTGTAAGTGCTCTATCATCTGCACACGTTAGAGAAGTTCTAATCTACATTCAAGATGGATTAGCTGCAATCTTGAAAAACTACTTGTTTGAATTTAATACTGCTCAAACCAGACTAGAAATCAAGACTTTGGCCGATAACTTCATGACAACTGTACAATCAGAAAATGGTGTATTTGCATTTAGAAATATCATGGACGAAACAAACAATACTCCGGATGTTATTGATAGAAATATCGGTATTCTAGATACATTCATCGAACCAGTAAAAGGTATGGAAATATTGGTAACAAGAACAACTATCTTAAGAACTGGCCAAATTCAATCAGGAAATGCCTAAACAAAATAAATAAAAAAGGATGCCATTACCACACTATACTCAAGCTAAAGCTTCTATTCAGAAGTTTGAAACGGTACAACCTAACCTATTTGAAGTTACGATGCTCCCTCCTGCGGGTATTGGATTTGACACAGGTCTGGTTCTTCAACATGTAACTAAAATCAGCGGTCTCGATGCTGTAAATCCTGCAATTGAAGCAGTTGGACAGAAATATAAGTTTGCTGATAGAAGTTATGCAGGTATGCCAGGACAAACTTATGTAGATCTAGCTATGGATTTTACTGTTAACTTGAATGACGCTAACGAAGCTTATATTTACAAATCTATGCAAGACTGGTATAAGCTAGTCTATGATCCAGCAACCGGAGAAATGGGATTAAAGAAAGATTATGTTGGAACGATTATCGTTCTTCAATATAACAGAGCGGGAGATGTATTTAGAAAGATAACCTTTAAAGATGCATTTCCTACTGGAAATCCAACATTTGCTGATGAATTGAATTATGAAACTCAAGACCCAGCAGCAGTCTCTATGAGTTATAGAAGCGACTACTGGATCGAAGAATTAGTTTAATCAAAACAAAATTTCATAAGGGTCCGAAAGGACCCTTTTTTATGCTATGGCTAAAGCAATGAAGTCTAGATCTGCTTCTTCTAAAACTACGAAGGAGAAACCCAAACTATCTGATCTAAAACAGATTGTAATGGGTGGTGATGAAGATACACAGAGTAATGTAGCGGGAAATGATTCCGCAAAATCTGATTATTCTTCGGATTCTAATTCAATGCTTAATGCACCTAATTCACAAGTTCCAAACCGAGAACTTAATTACAAAAAAGATCCAAAGCTTTATAAAGCTCCCGAATCAATTTCTTTGGATAAATCGGCTGCGGGAAGTGCAAAAGCTGCTAAGTCTTTTGTCAAAACCCCGGTAGATTCTAATTATACTTCACCCTATCCAAAAGAAACCCCTCTCAGAGATTTAAAAGCTCCTGATATTGTTAATCAATCTAAAGTTTCTGATCCTATAAGTTCTATTGGAAATATGAAAGCCCCAGGACCGAAAGATTCTGATTATAGTGATATAAGAAACAATTCGAATCTTGCTTCGAGCAAAAACTTCGATGCATATTCTCAACAAGAATTAGATCCCTCCGGAAATTCTTCTCAGGTTAGAAATCAAGTTAATCAATCTTTAGCTAATTCTAACTCGTCAGTTACTCAGCAGAATTATAAAGACAATAGTGGTAAAATAGGTAAAGGTGATTTTAGTGATACACAAAAGGGAAATCAAGAATTTAAGAAAATTAAAGATTCTGCTGTCAAAGAAGGTAGTCCACAAAGAACGTCTTCAATACTCGATCAATCTGTAACTGATACAAAATCTGTAAATGTTGCAATGCCCGAAATGCCCAAAGAATCTCCGGGTGGAGATCCTATGAAAGGTTCGGTAGAACCTACTAAAGCTAAAGATGATTTTACAAGCAAAACAAAATCACAGACAAAAGAATCTATAATGTCTAAAGTAAATGAATCAGGTCTTCAGGCTGCCGGAAGTTTATCGATAAATGTTTTTAGATAACAAAAAAAATTTGTATTCAGTTAGATATATAATCTAATAATCTAATAATATATGCAGAAAGAAACCCTAACTGAAAAGCTACAGGTTTTGCTTTCCAAAAACGATCTTCGGGCTTTAAATACTATAATTGCAGCCAGATCAATGGAAACGGGAGAAAAACCAGTGCCTGTTTCTTTTTATATCAGAGAACTTATAAAAAGAGATATTGAAGAAAATTATCCTGAACAAAAAAGTTTTGTTGGGGATAAAGTAAAACAAATAATCAGTAACTATCACGAAAATGGAAAACAATAACGATTACAAAGAATCTCTAAAGAAAGAGATTGAAGAATTGGAAAGCTCACCCGTGCAATATGATGCCGAGTATGTACAGGAAACTGAAGCACCCGAACCTAAACTCGGTAGAGTAACTTCTCATATTAGAGATAAAGAAGAGGAGCTTAAAGAAGTTAACGAGAGAATCGGTTACATTAATCTTCTAATGGTTAATCTCCCCTCGAAGGGAAGATTTTATCGTAACGATATGAGAATTTCAATTAGAGCTGCAAGAGTTCTTGAAATTAGAGAATTCTCTACTATGGATGAAAATAGTATTCTTGATGTAGATGAAAAATTGAATTCAATCTTAAATTCTTGCTGTAGAATCGAATACGGAGGAAGAAGAGGTAGTCACAAAGATATTCTAGAAGAAGATAGACTTTTTATTATCTTGTCCATTAGAGAATTAACTTTTGCTACAGGTGAAAATAAGCTCATGATCAATGCTAAATGTAATAATTGCAAGCATGATAATTCTTATGAATTAAGAACCAATATTCTACAATACTATAGCACTGATGAGTACGATAAGTACTATGACGAGGAATATAGAGCTTTTAAATTTGAAACAAAGTCGTCAGGAACTATAGTAATGGCTCCTCCTACGATTGGAGTAATGAGAACAGTTACTGAATACATCAAAGAAAAAGAAGAGAAGAAAGAAAATTGGGATAAGTCCTTCTTGCAACTCTTACCTTATCTGCAAAGAGATTGGAGAGGTTTCGACAAAAACGCAATCTTTAACGCAAATGTTGAATTTAACGGATGGTCAGCTAACAAATATTCAACAGTATATAGACTTGCAGAAAAAATAAGAGTCGGAGTTAAACAAGAGCTAACATGTCAGTGTGGAAACTGTGACGGGGAGGTCACAGTACCGATAACCTTTCCCGGAGGCATCAAAGGTCTTTTCGTTATTTCAGATCTCTCTGGAGAACTACTTTAAAGCAAAGGTGGCTCTCTATTATCACATCAGGCTTCAGCCTAGTGAAATAGAGAACCTCCCTTTCTATGAGTTTGAAATAACTATGAAAGAATTATCTGAATTGCTTAAACAGAAGAATGATGCAGAGAGAAAGGCCTATGGCCAGCAACAAGATTCTAGTGGAGGTGACGTAGGTAAATATATGGGAATGGCTAAAAATATGACAAGCGGACTTAAAATGCCAAAATTTAGTAGACCTAAATTCTAATATATAAAAAAACATTTTTTGAAGATTGGCTCTCGATAAAGGATACGAAAAAAAAGCTCTTGAGCAGCAAGCTGCAATACTTGGTGTGATGGAGAAAATAGAAGTCCTTTCGAAGGACACAAATCAAAGTGTAAAACACATTGAACAGATAGCGATTGGGAGCGTAGAAGTTGATAGAAAACAACTTGAGGTTGCCAAAGACTCGAACAAAGTTTTACGTGAGATTAAAGCTATTCTTCAGTCATCTTCTAAAGATAAGAAATCAGATTCTGGTGTAACTGAAGGAAAGTCGGCCAGAGAAAAAATAGCTTCAGCAGCTTCAAATTTTGGAGAAACTGCTAAAAGTTTAGCAGTAATCGCCGGAGCTCTAATAATCTTCGGGGGTGCTATTGCAGCAATTAATGCAATAGTAACTCCTTTAGATGTTCTGAAATTTCTACCTTTTATCGCAGTAGTGGGCATTGCATCTTTTGCTTTTGCTGAAATAGCAAAAGGTTTTGCAGAAGAAGGTGTGTCTAAAAAAGACATTCTGAATACAGGGCTTTTAATGGTAGTAGTGGCTGGAGCCATTGTTGCAGTAGGTGCAGTTTTTGCGGCTGCTGCTTTCTTAGGTGGTCTTTCTCCACAAAATGCACCAAACCCTATGTGGGTAATAGCTGCTGGATTTGCAGTTCTAGCTTTTAGTTTTTCACTTTCCCTTTTATTAAAGTCATTGCAAGGAAATCCATTAGACACTAAAACTGCTCTAAATGCAGGTTTACTCATGGTAATTATAGCAGGAGTTGTTGTAGCAACTGCATATATTTTTATGGCATTACCCCAAGTCGGACCCGAACAAGCTCCTAATTTACTATGGGCAGCAGGATCGGGTCTAGCTGTGCTTGCCTTTAGTTTTGGTATGTATGCCCTGTTAAAGGCTTTGAAAGATCAAGGATTAGCTTTAAAAGATATAGTAATAGCAGGAATAGCGATGATAGTAATTGCAGCTTCTATTGTAGCAACTGCATATATTTTTAAGGCATTACCCCAAGTCGGACCGGAAAATGCTCCTGATTTACTCTTTGCAGCTAAAGCAGGACTTTCTCTAGCACTCTTTACTTTTGGTTTCATTATGATATCTAAATATACCAAAGATCTTTCTTTAAAAACTGTGGCTTTGGTAGCTCTGTCGATGATAGCAATAGCCGGAATAATTTTAGCAACTGCTTTCTTGTTTCAATACCTTCCAGACACAATGAAATATCCTAGTATAGAATTTTCTCTAGGCGCTGGATTAGCTGTAGCTATTTTTGGAATAGGTTTTGCTCTCCTTTCTAAAGTAACCGCAACTATGCAATATGGAGATATTATCAAAACTGTATTGGCGGCTGTAGCCATATCAGGAGTTATTCTAGCAGTTTCTTGGATATTTAGTTATCTTCCAGACGAACTTAGAGCTCCTAGTATAGAATTCACATTAGGAGCAGCGGTAGGCTTAGGGATTATGGGAGTATTGTTGGCAGGCCTAGGATTATTGATGACAACATTAACGCCTGCAGTATTCGGGTTTGGTATACTTGCAGTTCTTCTTTCTGCTTTAGCTATTGTAGGAGTAGCTTGGATTTTTACACTTCTCCCATCTAGTTTATTCGAACCCGGAGGATTGATTTATAAAGCAACTGATGCAATTTATTATTTTGGTTCTAAAATGGTTGATTTATTTAGTAAATTAGCTGGAGCTATAATTAATGGAATGGTATCATTCTTTACTGCTATTACTAATTTTGTAGTTAAACTCGCAGAAGTTGGTCCAGTCAATTTAATAGCACTTGGAGGAGGCCTCGTTTCTTTAGCTGCTGGTATTGCAGCAGTTTCAGCTGCAATTGCGGGTGGTGGATTAGCTAGTGGAGTTGCATCAGCAGGAACTGCTGTGGCTGGATTTGTATCTAGCGGAATCAGTAAAGTTAGTGATTTTTTATTCGGTGGAGGAGGAATGAAAGAAGAAGGAT